GGTAATTCAAACCTCGGCGTTTTTGAGGTTTTGGAAAATAAACAGGGTGGAAAAATGGAAGCAACTGAAAACACTGCAATAATTGATAACGCACATCAAAATAAAGTGTTCACTCCTGCCGATGTGCTTTCAGAGTTTGGTGCAGGATTTTTGGACGAAATATATTGCTGTAAGTGGATCACTAAAAGATTGCATGGTGCGCATCCGCATTGCCCGGGGTGCCATGTCGAAATACCAGAGCGATTGTTGCTAAGTTTTTGTGAGTGGATGCGAGTCCGGTGTAATCGCTGCGGGAAGTACTTCACTGCTTTCACGGGAACATTCCTTTCGGGTTGTCATTTCACTGCCAGTGAGACTGTCCTTCTGGCATTCATGCTGGAGCTGGAAATACCGAATCGCCAGATTGCAGAGACTCTGAAAATCAGTGCGGAAAGTGTCCGCCTATGGCGTCATCGCTTCGCGGCAATGGACCAGGCGCAAAGAATCTTGCCGGGGGACAATTATGGAAATTGAAAGACGAAAACTGGCTGATTTGGTCCCGGCTTCCTATCATCCTCGAAAAATACAAAAACCGGGCGATGCCAATTATGATGCCATAAAAAATCAATTATGGAATTCGGTTATGTGGATCCCATTATCTGAAATCGCCGCACGGGAAATATTGTCGGTGGCCACCAGCGCTGGGAAGTATTGATGAGCCTGGGGATTACTGAAGATGATATTTCGATTGTTGATATGCCGCTGGCCAAGGAAAAGCTTCTCAATATAGCCCTGAATAAAATCGGCAGTGATCCGGATCTCTGGGATGTGCCGCGGTTGCAGGATTTAATAATCGAACTGGAAACACTGAATGTGGACGTCCAGTTGACCGGCTTCAATAAAATTGAGATCGAAAAACTTCTTTCCCGGGATATCGTGGAGGATGATTTTGACGCCGATGCCGAAGCTGAAAAAATAATCACGCCAATAACCAGACGCGGAGATATCTACCAACTTGGCCAGCATCGCATCATGTGTGGCGATTCATCAATTGCTGCAGAGATGGAAATTCTTCTGCAGGGTCGCCGGGCCGACATGGTTTTCACCGATCCTCCCTATAATGTGAATTACGGCGCCACAATGAAGGATAAAATAAGAGGAAAAGCATCAAAAGAGAACGCAGGCCGCAAGATCCTCAACGATCATTTTAAAACTACAGAAGGTTTTTACCAGTTTCTCTATAATGCGATCGCATCTTTCCGGCCATATGTTATCGGCGATGTTTACGTCTGTATGTCCAGTAGTGAATTACACACCCTGCAACGGGCCTTTGCCGATTGCGGAGGGCACTTTTCTACTTTCATTATCTGGATTAAAAATCATTTCACCCTGGGCCGGGCAAATTATCAGCGCCAGTATGAGCCGATCCTTTATGGCTGGTTTGAGGGATCCAGCCACTACTGGTCCGGAGCCCGGAACCTCAGTGATATTTATGGCCAGCATGATCTCAAAAGAGATGATGATGGTACACCTCTGGTCCGTGTCGAATCCTGCGGAATAGAAAGCGATATCTGGGAATTCGATAAACCGCTTGTCAGCAAAGAACACCCGACAATGAAGCCGATCGGCCTTTGCGCCCGGGCACTCCGGAATAGTTCACAGCCTGGCGCCCTCGTCCTGGATTCTTTCGGGGGAAGCGGCACGACCTTGATGGCTGGCGAGCAAACCGGCCGGACCTGCTATCTTATGGAGCTGGCTCCGAAATATTGCGATGTTGAGGTGAAACGATGGGAAATATTTACAGGTAAAACGGCGGAATTGATTCGCCAGGGATAAAAGAGGAGCGGACAGTATTCTCGGGGAGGTGCAACTCCCAAAGAACCTGTGTGGGCACAGGGCGCAAGCGCTACCATCCGCATGAGAGTCACTAGCATAAAACAGGCACTCATGTAAATGGCTATAAATTCAGTGGATAATACAACCGAAAACATATGGGAACAGGCCGATATCGGCCGGCGCGTGCTCTTACTATGCCAGATATTGCCGGATAAAACGATGGATGAAGTAAAACTTAAAAACCTTTTGGAAGTTGCCGATGAGCCCGACCAGATCAAACTGAAGGTTTTATACAATGCCGTAGTCAAAGGAGTGAATGAATACAATAAAAATTCCGCCCAGGCTAAACTTAAAAACTGGAAATCGGCGGAAAAGGAACTGGAATTATATATAGATAAGCTCTGGGCAAAATATATTGACGATGAACGCACCTTCCCGAACCTTCTGGCCGTGATCGATTACCTGAAAGAGAACAAATGGAAGATTGCCAAGTCCCGGGTATACGAGCATCAGAAGGAAGGAAAGATATCACCGCAGTCGAACGGTACATTCCGACTGAGCGACGTGGATAAATATGCCGCCCGGTACCTGAAAAAAGGCGATGGGAGATCAATATCCCGGGATTTAAAAAAATATGCGGAGGACAAAGCACGGGCTGAACTGGAAATATCTCAGGAGAAGGTTGAACACTTACGGATGAAAAATAAAGTTGCTGCCGGTCTGTATGTCCCCAGGGATTCTTTCGAGCGGGAGCTGGCGCAGCGGGCGATTGTCTTTAAATCGGATATGGAGGCGTTCTGTAGGTCAAAGGCTCCGGATATCGTTGCCCTGGTCGGCGGGGATAAAGACAGGATACCGGATCTGATTGAATATCTGCTCGGAGAATCGGCGACTTGGCTTAACCGTTATGCAGCTGACCGGGAATTCATCGTGCCAGCCGCGGCTCCGGAGAGCGTGTTCGAAGATGAGGACAAATATTTCACCGAGGGGGAAGATTAAGGCGGACGTGTAGCGTGTCAGCGCTGGTTGTGAGTGGACTATCCCGAAGTTTAACTGCCGACTGACAGAGGCCGAACGGGACGTCCGGGAGTAGGAGCCGGGTGGTAAGGAATCCGGCCGCGTCCGCCTTACTTCTTGGTCAGCTTATTAACAGAGACAGAGTCGAAAGCGCGGCGAAGGGGGCACGGGTAGCACCCTGAAAAATTATTATTAAGATGGAGGTTATATGTTCGGACACAACAGAGGAGTAACCACTGTTTCCAGCGGTAAGAGTAATGGCCGCAGCTTTTCCGTGTTTGTTGTTGATGGGAAAGTAACTGTATCTGGAGTGGATAATAAGGGACGGAAGTATAAGCGCATTGCCATCATTAAAGATGGTGAAGTCTGGGATAATAAGCTGGTTCTGGATGGAGAAACTACTCATCATATTGTTTATGGACAATATGAAAAGTGCGGCAATGATATAATTCAGATTTTGGGAAAAATCTGAATAAAACCATCCAAGAATCATTAAATGTAGATTTCAGTCAATTGGGTCTGGCCGGTTACAACGATATTATTTTGAAAATTGTTAAGGAGAAACTTGATAACGGTATCGAAGCATTTGGCAAGGCGCAGATAGAAAAAGACCTTGAAGAGCTTTTGAAGGCCCCACCGGCTGAGATAAAGCTGTCCGAACTTATCGAACAGATGAAGTCTAGAGCCCGAGGCGACCATGATAGCGAATGTACCTGTCTTATTGAATGGGGAAGCAACGACGGATGGGGACGCGTTTATTTAGATGAAGGTTCTGCAAAATCAAGACGTGATTGCAAATATGAACTTGCCTTTACAAAAGATGGAGAAATCTACAGCTTTTCAATAGACGGTAGGGATCCCAGTAAAAAGATGTTCTGCGGTCCCTTCTATGCGTTTGAGCGCACGCTATTCCAAATGTATGCGGCCAAAACAAAACTGATCATGGATAAGGGTGAAGTGAATACTTACTACCCGGGTTGCGACTGAAAATGACAAGGGGTGTCCGTAATGACCGAAGAAAAAGCTATCGAAATGATCATTGCTGAATTGCGGCGTGCCGAAATCATTCATCCCTTCTGGCCGACGGATATTATTCACCAGGCGGCAACACTCGGAGAGGAAGCCGGGGAGGTCCTGCAGGAAGCAAATAATTATGTTTATGAGGGTGGCAGTAAGGATCAAGTAGTTAAAGAGTGTATTCATACCGGTGCCATGGCAATAAGGATGTTGGTAAATTTATAACTGGTTAAGAAAGGGACATTATGGATGCAAGAATGTATGAATGTGATGATTGTAAAAAAAAGAGTGATGTTATCCGTGATATTTTCAGTACAGAACGTTTGTTGTCTCGCGCAAAAGCAAAGGCATTGCTCTCTGGAGATCCAATGGTTGTTGAATGTAGACACTGTAAAACATCTCAAATCATAAAATTAGAGGGCAAACTAGTTGCAGTCAGCGCTTAAACAAGAAACATTTACCTTCTGTGAAGGAGAACGCCGGGTATTCCGGATCCCGGAACGGATATCCACCGCCGATTGGGCCGCACGGTACCGCATGGTTGTCGATGGCGGCCGGAAAAGTCCCTGGCGCAATGAACTGTCTCCTTGTGCTGTCGGCATTATGGATGCTTTGGATGAGCCGTTTATCCGTGAGGTATATGTCCAGGCGGCGCCGCAAACCGTCAAAACTCAGTCTATTCTTAATTATTTATTAAAACGGATTGACCAGGTTCCTACGTCGGCCATGCTGGTCATGCCCGATGAGAAGCTTACCCGCCGCATCTTCCGGCGCCGGCTGATACCATCCATCAAGGACACGCCGCGGATCTCTGTATTACTGAGCCCGGTAATGGGCGATGTTACTCGTACCAGTGTGGCTTTTATCAATGGCATGGATATTACCGGCGCCTGGGCCGGATCTCCCGCCGCCATGGCTTCTGATGCGATGGAAATTGTGGTGCTGGATGAAGTCAACAAGTATCCGGCGCCCCAGGGTGATGAGCCGAACGCCTTTGATGCGGCCAGGCAACGCACCAATTCTTTCCCTTTTACATATAAAATCTATACCAGTTCCACACCGACCAATGAACACGGTATGATCACCCAGATTATAAAAAAGCGTGCCGATGAAGTCCGGCATTATTACGTCAAATGCCCGATCTGTGGAGAAGAGCAACGCATGGTCTGGGACAATATATCCTGGGGAGATACCCGGGATCCGCGCAAAGTTATACGGGAAAAACTGGCGCGGTATAACTGCCGGGCGTGCGGCATGCAATGGGATGATTCCATGCGTGACCGCGCTGTCCTGGCCACCATGCACACCGGCTGGCGCGCAGATGAGCCGATTTCACGACCGCGGGCCGTCGCCTTCAAACTTCCATCCTGGTATGCGCTATCAATGTCCGAGGCCGTGGCCGCGTTCCTCGAGGGGCAGGATGATCCGGACAAGCTCAAAACATGGGTGACCCAGCACTGCGCGGAAGAGTGGCTGGAAAAGGCCGTGAAAAAAACTGAAAACGCCGTCCTGCAGCGCCAATCCATATATCCGGCACTGATCGTTCCCCCGGATGTTGTGGCGCTTACCTGCGGCATTGACGTGCAGAAGCGGGGATTCTGGTTTGTTGTCCGTGGGTGGGCCGAGGATCTGACCAGCTGGCTGATTCAATATGGCTCTCTGACATCCTGGACGGATGTTGAAACACTGATATATCAAACCGAGTATCAGGTATTCGAATCGCCAGACACTATGAAAATCTGGCGTGCCGGCATCGATACGGGAGGCGGCGAGACGGACGATTCCGACTGGTCCCGGACAGAGGAAATCTATCAATGGCTCCGTAAACAGCCGATGGGTGCGGCACAGAGGGTATTTGGCACAAAAGGCGCAACACATATACGATCACTGGCCGCCAAGCGCATAAAATTAAGCAGAATCGACACCCTGCCCGGATCCCAGAAGCCGATTCCCGGAGGACTGGAACTCCGCCTACTGGATACATCGCAGTATAAGGGCCTTATACACTTCCGCCTGGGCCGCAAAGAAGCCACGGAAGATGCCGCAGCGGAAACACAGCGCTTTTATGTCCACCAGGGCGTAGGTATCGACTACGTCAAGCAGCTCCTGGCCGAAGAGTACCGGATGGGCAAGGGCAAAAAATACGAGTGGAAACAAACCTATTATCAGAACCATTTGCTGGATTGTGAAGTCATGGCCGCTGCCTGTGCCGATGCCGAATGGCTTCCGTCTCTCCAGATGATGGCTGCATATATGAAACAACATAAAGATGGCAGTCTATCACAAGCCGGTAAACGTCGGGTAATCAGTAGCGGAGTGAATTGATGGCGAATGATTCCGAAACATATCTCAAAACAATATCGATATTACAGGAACGCATCTGTGTATTAGAGAAGATGTTAAATAAAAAGGTTTTGCAGGGTAAGGATGAAATCATGAAGACCTATAATATGACGGAATACAAATTTAAAAAATGGGTAAAAGCGGGCATGCCTGTCTTGATTGTGGACGGTACCTGCTATGCTCATCGTGACAATATTGATGAATATTTTAAATCCGCAACACGGGTAAACTCCAGTAAAGTTCCGGATGCGAATATGTGAGGAAATTTGGTGAGTTAGTTTAAAATTAATAATTATTTATTTTGATTGCTATTCTTTGATCTATAGCTATATTAGACTTATAATAAAGATTAGAAAAAGACTTGACAAACGCATTTTTTATATACAAACCCCAATTTTTCATGTATGGTGAAACTCGAATTGTATGTAACTATCCAATACCACTAAAGTTGTTTATAAATAGGCCGATATGATAATATGTGCGGGTAGTTTTTTATGGTAGTTTTTGAGGGTTCACATGGGACGACAAAGGATCGTGCCAGAAATATAAAAGCCAATGGTTTTCAAATAAAAAATAGTCGGACTAGATATGGAGTTGGAGTTTATTTCTGGAATAAAAGTTATCATTACATAAATCTAGCTATAGGGTGGTCTAAGTATTGTAGGCAAAACGGTAGATATTACAGAGATAATAATCTCAATTATGAAGTAATTATTGCCCAGTTTACTGCAGCAAAAAATGAAGTACTGGATCTTGAAAATGCAGTATTAAAAGATAAAATAGCAAAACTTGCTGAGGAAAAAAACATAGGTGAAGATTGGGCGGCGATATCCTCCCTTGTTGAATCTTTTGTGGAGGTTATACAGGAGGAATTGAAAACAGAATTTAAAATTGTGTTAAAAAAAGCATCACCCCCACCCAAAGAATGTTGCCCTGAGTATCCATATAAGCTTTTAGGGTGGCCTGATTGCTGCATTATAAGAGATATTAGATGTATTGAACTAAAATGAATTAGGTGAATTAATTATGGATAATAGAATATTTGAAGAAGCAATAGAAACAGCTTATTTGAAATTATCGTCTATGGATGATGATGAATTTAAAAAATTGCTTTTAAAGAATAAGCATGGTGATTACGCTCAGATCGTCCGGGCAACTAATTTCCCTGATATTGAAGATTATGACAAGTTGTCAGACATTGACAATTATTTTCAGTCAATAATTGTTAAAGGTCAAGGTGAGTTCACATGGGAACTTAATATTGACTATACTGGCTCTTCTAAGGTCTATTTTAATGCATTCGATTTTCAATTGATGTATGCTCAGAAAAGCTATTGTGCGGCTGATAATTATGATTCAGTTGTTGTTCCATCTAACGTATATTCTGATGAGGGTTATGAATGGGCACAGGCAGCTTAGAATCGACGTTCGCTTTTTTATCTTATAAAATTGATAGCGTTAATTTATCAATTTTAAATGACATTGGTGTATTGCAGTTTGACGGAAACTATTCCCAACATATATGGTCTCAGACTATTAATGTAAGGAACCCAGAATATTTTTCAGAAAGCAATATATATGTTTGCGCAGTCGATGCCGTTGTTGAATTAAGGCCAAAGAAAGTAGATGTTAAGGAAGACGTTAAGGAAGATGTTAAGGAAGACGTTAAGGAAGATGTTAAGGAAGACGTTAAATGGTTAACACTTGAAACAGGAATTGCTGGTCTTTTTTCAACTCGAGAGAGGATGGAAAAAGCTTTAGAAAGAAAATTTGTTACAATTACAGCGCCAGCAATATTATTTCCTTATTTGCGAGCTACATGCACAAATATTTTAGCATCAGCTGGATTTGGTTCAGTTGTAATGCCCCTTGTAAATATGTATAGAATTGGGGAAGAAATATCAAAGAGAGCCGACTTTACAATTAATGTTACAGACTAAATAATAAAAAATTTACTATTTTTTAAGTGTTTATAGATTGTATTCAATTTCCAGCCCCTTCTCAGGGGCTTTTTTATTTTCTCTTGCGGATCCCTTTTAATATTATTTCGTAAAATATTAATTGCAAAATTGATATTTCAAAAACCTGTCAAGAAAAATATCACATAAAAATCATATAAAAATGATGGTGAAATGGTGGTGAAATCCGGGTGAAATCCGGTGACGGCCATTTTTCGCCAAAAACCCATGATATGGTGTTTCCAAAAGTTGCAACTACTATATCTTGGGGTGAAAGATGGCCGGAATTACCTTAACGCAAGCAGAAGCAAAACTTACCGAATGGCTGGCGGCGGACACCGCCGTCTCCTCCGGCCAGTCCTACACCATCGGCGGACGAAGCCTATCCCGCGCCAACGCCAAAGAAATCCGTGAAAATATTGAATATTGGGATGCCAAGGCCAAAGCTTTGGGCACTTCCGGAATTAAAATATACGGAGGCACACCAGTATGATGCCGCGTGTCGAGATAAAAGCCAACATCATTGACCGTGCAATTGAATATGTGGCGCCGCTTCATGCTGCAAAAAGATTCCGCGCCCGGGCCATGATGGCATTGACCGGATCTTACATCGGTGCATCCAAAAACCGCCGCCCCACTAAGGAATGGAAAACCAGCAGTGGCGATGCCGATTCCGATATAATCAACGATCTTCCTACATTGAGGGAACGGAGCCGGGATCTGGCACGAAATGCTCCGCTGGCTGTTGGCGCAATATCAACCTGCTTGACCAATGTTGTCGGCACCGGTTTGAAACTTCAATCCCGGATTGACCGCGACGTTCTGAAATTAACGGATGAACAGGCCGAAGCATGGGAGGCACAGGCAGAGCGTGAATTTCGTCTTTGGGCGGAATCTCGGGAATGCGATCGGTCTCGGCAGATGAATTTTCACACCGTCCAGGAAGTGGCTTTCCGCCAGACGTTGGAAAACGGTGAAATATTTACCCTTCTTCCACGCATAGAGCGCACCGGATCGCCTTATAAACTAAAAATCCACATGGTTGAATCCGACCGTGTTTGCAACGAAAACAATGCCCGCAACACGGAAACACTGGTTGAAGGAATCGAAAAAGATACTGATGGCGCTCCGATGCAATATCACATTCTAAACCAGCATCCCGGATCCGATATTGTCACTAAAAATAAATATACATGGACAAAGATTCCGGCATTCGGGACAAAGACCGGCCTGCCGAATGTCATTCATTTATATCGCATGTTACGTCCTGGGCAGTCTCGCGGCGTTCCCTACCTGGCTCCGGTCATCGAATCCCTTAAGCAGCTGGACCGCTATACCGAAGCGGAAATAATGGCCGCCGTCATATCCGCCATGTTTACCGTTTTTATTAAAACGGAAAAAGGCGATTTCCCAGTTCCTACGTTTGATAACAGCGGAATGGGCATGGAGACGGGTGCCAAATCAACAGATACAGATATAAAACTAGCTTCTGGCGCCATTGTTGGCCTGGGCAGGGGTGAAGAGATTTCCATTGCCAATCCCAGCCGTCCGAATTCCGCCTTTGAGCCCTTTGTCATGGCAATTATGGAACAGATCGGCACCGCCCTTGAAATTCCCTATGAGATCATCATCCGCCACTTTTCCTCTTCATATTCCGCATCGAGGGCGGCGCTTCTGGAGGCCTGGCGTTTCTTCCGCGGCCGGCGATTCTGGTTGGCCTCAAATTTCTGCCAGCCGATTTACGAAGTCTTTTTATGGGATGCAATTGCCGCGGGCCGGTTATCCGCACCCGGATTTTTCACCGATTACATGATCCGTAAGGCTTATTGCGGCGCGATCTGGCAGGGTGACGCTCCCGGTTATATCGATCCCGCCAGGGATATTGACGCGGCTGAAAAGCGAATGTCTCTGGGAATCAGTCCGCTTGATGAAGAAACAACTCTGATCACCGGCGGCGATATGGAGAAAAACATTCCCCGCATTGCACAGGAAATCAAGATGCTGAATAAAGCAGGGATGAGACACCCGGCGCAAGGCAAACCAGAGCAACAACCCATAGTAGTGAAACCGGTGCCATCCGACGATCAGGTTGATGAAAAAGGCAATTTAATTGAGGGAGAGGACAAATGAAGATTCTGGACGTTTTGAATTCACCCTGGGCGATATCCCATCAAAGATTAATTGAAATTCAATCTATTTACCGTGCTCATTTCCGCGGTGAGAAAATTGACTGGAAGGCGCTGGAAGCAAAAGACGGATTATTCAAAAACTCAGCTAAGTACGGCAAACCTTATGATGTGATCAACGGTATCGCCGTGATTGACATATCCGGAGTGCTCACTAAGAGCATGTCGTTTTTCTCCTGGCTGTTCGGCGGCTCTTCCATGCAGCAGATCGCACAGACCTATCAGGCCGCAGTTGCCGATCCGCAGGTTAAGTCAGTTTTATTGTCGATCGACAGCCCCGGCGGCACCGTAGATGGAACGCAGGAACTGGCCAATCTTATCTATTCCGGAAAAAACGATAAACCGGTTGTTGCCTATTCGAACGGTATGATCGCCAGCGCTGCTTATTGGATCGCTTCCGCCGCTGACAAAATCTATATTTCCGGCGATACGGTCGAAATTGGCAGCATCGGTGTTGTTGCCACTCATGTTGATGTATCCAAGCAGGATGAAATGTTCGGTGAAAAATATACGGAGATCACCGCCGGAACTTATAAACGCATCGCTTCAAGCCACTCCACATTGTCGCCGGAGGGGCGGCAAACAATACAGGATCAGGTTGATCATATTTATACAATCTTTGTCGGTGAAGTCGCCCGTAATCGCAATATCAGCGAGGAACAGTCTCTTGATATGGCGAACGGGAAAATATTTTTAGGAAAGCAGGCAATTGAAGTCGGCCTGGTGGACGGTGTTGCCACCTTTGACCGGATAATTAATAGCTTATCGTCCGGTGAGACGATCATTCATGCGGAAGGAGAAACTCAGATCATGGACTTAAATGAACTCAAAGAAAAACATCACGATGTGTATCGGGCTGCTTTTGACCAGGGCAAAGCGGAAGCGACAAGCACTCTGGCCACGCAGATAGAAGCTGCCCAGGCGGCAGGAATTTCCACCGGGGCGGAAACGGAACGTAAACGAATCAGTGAAATTCAGGCGCAGGCGGTGCCCGGCCATGAATCCATTATCGAAGCTGCCATAGCCGACGGTAAATCAACGGCCGGCGATGTGGCTCTGAAAATTGTTGCTGCAGAAAAGGTGTTGCGAACTCAAAAGGGGAAAGAAGCCGAAACTGACGCCGCAGTATTAAATAAGGTTACAGTAACCAATCCGCCGGCAGTGGAAACCGCAGGCCCGGTCGTTGATCAGAATTTGCCGGTCGAAGAACGGGCCAAGGCGGAATGGGATCAGAAGCCAGAGATCCGCGCTGAGTTCCGCACTATTGAGGCTTACACGGCTTTCAAAAAGGCGGATGAATCTGGGAAGGTAAAAATACTGGGCCGTAAGTAAAAGAAAAATCGGCAATTTTGAAAAAGTAAAAAAATAAACAAGGGAGGAAACTCAACATGACCACATTAGCAGCAGACAAAGCAAGAGATATGATCCTCGGGAATCTCAACGATATATCCATAATCGCGTCAGATATCATTTATGAAGGGGCGGCAGTTGGTGCTGTTATTGCCAGCGGCCATGCCCGCCCGCTAACGTCGGCGGACAAATTTGTCGGTTTTGCCCAGACCAAGTGCGACAATTCATCCGGGTCCGCAGCGGCCAAAAATGTGAAAGTAATTTCGGAAGGCAAAGTTCAATTGTCTGTATCCGGAGCGGTGATTACAGATATTGGCCAGCCGGTTTATGCAACAGATGATGATACTTTTGCTTTCACACCCGTTGGCGGAGTTTATATCGGCAAAGTTATCCGGTTTATCTCTTCTGGAGTTGTCGAGGTTCAGTTTGACGCAATAAACGATGTCGATCCCTGGGCAGGCTATACGTGTGAAGCAATCGCCGGAGCTAAAACTCTTGACCTGGAAGATTCCGGAAAAGCATTTTTTGTGACAGCAACGGCTACAGTTACTCTTCCAGCAACCGCAGTGTCGATTGATGCGGTTATTGTATGTATGGCGCCTTACGGTACGGCAGCGATCAGCGTGGCTCCAGTAGCTGCTGACAAGATCGTCGGCCCTGATTACACTGGTGCGGATAACACCGCCTATGTCAACACCCTGGCCACGGCACAGCGCGGAGATTTTGTGGCCCTCAAAGGCGGCAGTGTAGATGGCCCCATTATCTATAAGAAGAAGGGTACCTGGGTATCTGCGTAAACAACATAGTCATTCCCCGGAGATGACCGGGGAATCCATAAGCAAAGGAGGAAGTAAGATGAACATGTTATTTGCAATATTGATATGTGCTTTTATTGCACTTGTATTGTTTCAGTGGAGTTCCGAAATCGGATCCTATTTTGTGCGAAAATTATCCTGTCAGCGGGGTAGCGCATCAGGATTAGGAAGCCGCGCCATTATTGGCGAATTTTATAACAAGCTAAACGCCGACTTGGGGATGTCGTGGATATCTGACATATCGATGCTGTTTGATTCCAATCAGGAAAGCGAAACCTACAAATGGCTGGGTATGGCTCCAGGAATGCGGGAGTGGGTTGGCGGTAGGCATGCCAAAGGGTTCCGCGAAAACGGCATCACCATCGTCAATAAGAAGTATGAATCCACGATGGAAGTTCTTTGCGACGAAATTCGCCGGGATAAAACAGGCCAAGTCATGTTGCGGGTCGCCGAACAGGCACAACGCGCAAATTCTCATTGGGCATCGCTTTTGACCACGTTGATTGCCGCGGGCAAATCCTCCCTTTGTTACGATGGCCAGTATTTCTTTGATACCGATCATACAGAAGGCGATTCCGGTACACAGGATAATGATCTGACTGGCGCCGCTGCAACAAACACACAACCGACAGCAGCCGAAGCCGAAGTGGCCATAATGGCATGTGTTGCAGCCATTCTTAATTATAAAGACGATCAGGGCGAACCGATGAACGAAGGTGCCAGCAAGTTCCGGATTATGATCCCGACAGTATATTTGCCGCCCTTTGCAGCGGTTATGAGCAATGATTATATTGCCGCCGGTCAGAGCAACCTGATCAAAAACATAGAAGGATTCAGCTTCTCTCTGGCTGTCAATCCGCGATTAACTTCCGGGGCTGAGTTCTACGTCTTCCGCGCAGATGGGCAAACGAAGCCCTTTATTCGTCAGGAAGAGGAAGGCATTACTGTTTCCGCAGTTGCCGAAGGATCTGAATTGGAATTCAACGAAGACAAGCATCATTACGGCATTAAAGCCCTGCGCAACGTTGGTTACGGATACTGGCAGCACGGTTGCCTTTACACTTTCACATAATAGGTTTGAGTAACATCCTGGGGCGGGAATAACATCCCGCCCCGGTTATAACCAATATGGTCATTCGTAAAACGGGGTGAAAGATGAAAGCAAAAGTGGTCATGCAAAAATACAATGTCATTGGAATAAAGGCAGTAGTACCCGCAGGGATTTTGATTGGTCTGAATGATGGTCAATATAAATCTCGTAAACAATATTTGTCGGAAGTGGAAAAAGGCATTTATCAAACAGAATCCGGCGTTGAGTTTAAAAAAGGAGAAATTATCAGCCTTTGTGAAGTCAATAAAGCCATGGTTTCCAATCTTGAGCTGGTGAAAGAAAAGGAATAATGCGGCACAAATAAACCGGGAGGGCGCGGGCAATGGATAACAAGGGCTTCATTATACTTGATGAAAAAGACTGGGAAACCATGACGGAAGAGCAAAAGAGCTGGGCGATGTTTAAAACATTGCGCATGGTTAATGAACGCCTGACTTGTCTGGAGGAACGCCCATTCATTGACAAATGTTTTTCCTTTTTTGGTGGTGTAATCGGAGGGTTTGTTGCTGCTCTGGGACTTAAATATTTAGGTAGGTGAATCATGGCTACAGAACAAGACTATAAAAAAGCCCTGTGCTTTTTGCTCAAATCCGAAGGCGGGTTCAATAACATCCCGGGGGATTCGGGCGGGGCGACAAATTGCGGAATCAGCCTCCGCTTTCTGCAGGATACTGGCAATTATGATCTGGGTGATCTTGATCATGATGGGGATATCGATATTGATGACATCCGGACGATGGATCCGGAGAGCGCCGGCCGGATCTATAAAAAGTATTTTTGGAACTATTTCCCGATGAACGCAATCCCTGCACAGATTGCCTATGTACTATTTGACGTAGCCGTTAATTCCGGACAGAAAACAGCCGCTAAATTATTGCAAACAGCACTGGGCATAAATGCTGACGGAGTTATCGGTAAAGGGACTTTATATTGCTTATCGATGATTGATTCTCCGTATTTCATTGCGGATAAAATGCTGGAGCTACGTGCCAATCAATATCGCAAATATGTCGAGAAAAATCCGATAAAGGCAAAGTTTTTAAATGGCTGGCTGAACCGCGTTGAGGCATTAAAAAAGCATTTATTTGAGTTTGTATAATTATGAAAACGAAAACGGTTCGGCGCAAGGAAGCCGAAAAGAAAGCAAAACGGCAAAAACGAAAAGAAAAGAGGAAATAATATGGCAGAGGAAAGCATATTCCAGAAGATTGCCGGTTTAGTTGGGACATATGCGCCGGGGGTGGCCACAGTATTGGCAGCAAGCGGTGTGGGAGCTCCAGCAGCTGCAGCTGTTGCTGCACTTGGCAGCGTTGCCAAAGCATTCGGCCTTCCGGAAGACACGAAGGCAGAAGATGTCTTGACGACCGTTCAAAGCCAGCCGGATTCGGAAGCAAAATTAAAGATCATGCAGGCGGAAAATGATTTTCAATTGAAATGCCGCGATTTTGATATTCAGGAATTAAAGGCAACGCTGACCGATGTGCAGAGTGCCAGGCAGCGCCAAACAGACCACGAAAAGACAACCGGAAAATCAGAGATTAACCTTTATATTCTGGCCTGGACCATCATTGGTGGTTTTTTCTTTCTAACTGGTGGTTTGCTCTATTTCAGTTACAACGGGAAAACTATTGAGGATGGAACCGGTGTTCTGTTTATGCTTCTGGGCACATTATCTACCTCGTTTGGATGTGTGATCCAATACTTCTATGGCAGTTCAAAGGGGTCTGCCGATAAAAGCGTGTTGCTATCTCAGGCGGTGAAAAAATGACACTTAAAACCGACATGGCCAACGATTTAGCAAACGTCTTTTTCAATACCGATGAATTTGCTGTTGCTGCCGTTTACACACCGATAACCGGTACAGCGAAAACCATCAATGTCATCTTTGACAGGGAATATGTGGATACTCCGATGGGTATGGCAGCATCGAGAATTTCTTGTCTGTGTAAAACATCGGATACCATAGGTATGGTGCCGCGGGAAACGTTAGTCATTGAAGGCACAACCTATAAAATCAAGGGGCCGCTGCATCCTACTGCAGACGGCACAACCGAAATTGAATTGAGTATCGATTAACAGGGAGAATCCATGACCGACAGTATCCGCCAACAATTAATAGACAAGATCGATGCCCGGTTTAAAACTATAACCACGGCTAACGGCTATAAGACAAATATCGGCAGCCATGTATATGATTGGCTGGGCAGGGAATTGGATGACAGCGAACTGGATGCATTGATTTATCGCGATGTGCTCAGTGAAATCGAAGTGGGAACAATCCACGAATATAGCAATCAATTACGCCTCGAAATCGAGGTAAAAACAAAACTTGCATCCAGTACCGCCAAGCAGGTCCGCAAGATGATCGAAGACGTCTACAAGGCAATTGGTGTTGATGACCGCTGGAGCGGATTGGCGATAGATACCCAGCCTGTTTCGGAGATGATTGATCTCCAACAGTATGAGGAAATCATGGGCTCGGCAATGATCGTGGTTGCGATCGAATATGACACGGATAAATGGGTTTATTAATTATATTAAGGAGGGCGTTATGTACCAGTTAAAATCAACAAGTCCGGATTTCAGAGTGGTTGATGGTCCGTTTGCCGGGAGAATATATCTATCCGGAAAGCGGTACCAGGATATACCGCCGCAGGAAGCGCATAAATTTGATGAAGTACCGGAAAACACAGAGAAGCCGGTGAAATTTATCCAGAAAATCAATGAAGGATCTGCCGTTAATGTTGATGCCGTAAGCCCGGCGCCATCCGGGGAAGCCGAGAATAACGCAGAATAAAGGAGGTATCGGAAAATGAGGAGTTATCTAGCAAATTATAATTTACTGGCAGTATCGGCCAACGCGGCGGAAACGGAGATAAATACCGAGCAGACACTGGACACGTCAATGCTCATATCCCAGAGCGATATCATTGCTCTGGAGCCGCGTCGGGAAACTAATAAGGATGAGCTCACCGGGTTGGAAGAGGCCGACACCATTTACAATCTGGGCAACTTATCCAACGGGACGCTTAATTTTGAAAAAGCACAGGCTCAGCATTTCGGATTTGGTTATGCCTTTGCTTTGGGGTCACGTTCCGCCGCCGCCTATGGAACGGGCTATAAGCATTCCATTTTGCCGACAGCGGATATATCGCTTCCCTCATTTACTGCTGCAATGCGCCTGGGCAACACAATCATGAAGCGCCGGGTTGCTTCATTATTCATTGACCAGCTTACCGCTACATTTGCCAAGGATGCCTGGGCCAAACTGGCCTTGAGCTGCAAGGGAACCGGCAAATACACAGATAATATGTACAAGGAAGAAATCACCGCCGCTTACAATGTCACTTCTTTCACACTGGCTGCAAACGGCGTTGAAGGATCCACGGCGGCATTACGCCTGGATAACATCCATCAGGTGCGTGTTCTGGTCCCGGCAACCGGCGAATATGCGGACGTTACAGTAACGGCGGTATCATCGGCAACGCCGGCAGTATTGACAATAACTGCACCCGGCGTCGCGGTTACGTCAACAACTTTCGAGATCCTTTACACACCGACGGAAGCAGGATGGATGACGTTTCCCTCGCGTGTTACCGAACCGCCGTTGCGGGTGACAGATCTTGTCGTCACTTTTGGTGGGAAATGGAACGGAACGGCATTCCTGGGCGGGCGGACATTATCGCAGGAAATAGAGAGCATTGAGCATGTCATCAGCAACAACATGACAATTGAATATCGTCCTGGTGGAACCGGAGCATATGCAAATTACGCATATCGTGCCGGCCGCGAGCAGACATTGAAGCTTACCCGCCAGATGAGGGATTATATTTTGCAGCAGAGGATCATTTCCAATGAGACATTTGGCGTGCGTATGAAAGCTACTGGCTCCGAGTTTGAAACCGGGAAAAATTATTATGTCGATATTGTTTTCCCTAAATGTGGCGTCCTCAGCGCCCCGATCAGCGTCAACGGCAAGTTGCTGGCTGAAGCCGGGGACCTGAGTGTTCTGCAGGATGCAACTTATGGCAGCGTCCTGGTGGAGATAGCCAACAAAGTTACCGCTTATGCGGCTTAATAAATAACAACGGGGGGAGCATGCTGCGGCCGGTAGCCCCGGCCTGACCGGGGATTAATCCGGTCCCCCCGATCAAATAACAATAAAAAGGAGAGCACATGAAAATTGATTTAACCAAAGTGTCATATGAAGGAAAAGTGTTTGATTTCGGAAAAGCTAAACTGACCATTCGGCCTTATCCCCAGAGCCGGGCAGACATCGCTTTTAATAAAAATGGTGAGAGGGTATTTTCCGGCGCCAATGCACGGGATATGTTCACTTATTGTTTGACTGATTGGGATAATGTTTTTGGCGCTGACGATCAGCCGTTAAAACTAACTGAGGACATAAAAAACAAGATTTATGATTTTAAACTCAGCACAGTAAAAAACGAAAAGGGCGAAGACGTCTCGATGTCCGATTTTGTTATAAACACTGCCCGCGAACTGACTGAGGGGATTGCGGCCGACACAAAAAACTAATTGCATGGACTGATTGGTATTTCACCGAAAAAAGATTTGATTGTTCTTCCTGCCAATCAAGCCATGTAAAAGATGTCACGGCATGTGAGGGGATAAATTTGATCGGGCATTGCCCGGAAGGGAAAATCCCCTCACTTTCACCAAGTAATCAAACATTCTGGCGGGTATTCATGATGATCCTGCCGGGGCTTATGCGCAAGGACGGTTACGATTATAGTGCAATGCAGGTAGTGTTTAATAACTGTGGATTTTCCCGGCATCGCCGTGAGCTATATCAGGAAAAATGTATTGCTGTAATTGATGTTATTCACAAAAAAAGAACCAAGACCGAAAATGGATGCAATGAAAAAAAGCGGCAGGAATGTGAGTTGATGTTCGGGAAAGAACACATGCAATGGGCATGTAAAAATTGTAAGGAAATTAAAAATGGCCAGTGTACTCAAAACAAATCTGATTGAAAAAGCGATGGCGGAGCTTTCTGAATTAAAAAGATTAGCTGATGATATCGAAAAAGTTACCGGTGTCAAAGTTGTAATCACGATTACAAGAGTGGCCGGTGATGAACTTAATGGCCCTATTAAATTGCCCGGAATTTCCGGAATAATGAAGCCCGGTCAAGAAATTAACCTGGATGATGTTTTTATAAAAAAAGGTTGAGCTCATGGCAAGCGAACTTAAAATAAATCTGATTGTCGATCCTGGAACCGGTATTGCAACAATACAAGATTTCAGCGGAACAACTGCCCAGGAATTTAAAAAAGTTGAAGATTCCGGCTCATCTATGGGCAAAGGCTTTGAGAAGGTACAAACCGAACTTGAATCTCTCGAGGCTAACTGGATAGGCGCTTCTGTTGCCATGGTCGCGGCATGGGCGCTAGTAAATAAAGCTGCTGCTTACATGGATGAGGGTGCAAAAGCTCTTCAGGTAGCATCATCCTTCAAAATTATAGCAACAGAATCGGGTGTAATGGCCGATGATATGATCGCCAATATGACGAGGGCAACTAGGGGAACTATTGACGACTCGGATATGATGCAGAAGGCCGTCAAGTTAATGTTGGCTGGTTATAAGCCTGATCAGATCGAAGCATTTTCGGAAGTTGCAATAACCGCATCTCAATATATGGGGACAACTGTATCCGAGTCCTTTGAACGCATTTCTGATGCTCTGGCCAGCCGTATGCCAAAAGCACTGATCAAGGCAGGCGCTGTCACAAAGG